ACTGATGTTAGTGTGCCGTTTGTTACAGGAGATCTGGCAAAGTTAAAGGGTCTTTTTTTAATTCCGCCGTCTGAATTCGATATTACATATTTGCGAAAGACACCATCAGGATTTATAGAGAATACAAATATTCCAAGAATGTCAACATGTGTTCTTTCACAAGTTATGGTTGATTACGCATCTGCAGGTCAATTTGCAACCTTTGAGGATGGCATGCCTATACAAATAACAATGACATTACATTTTATTGAATTAAATATTATAACGAGAGAAGCAATAGATAAGGGATATTAATGCCATATTTTACAAATTTTCCTGTTGTTGCATATGATTTTGAACGTTCAGATTTATTAAATGAACGAGTTTCAAAAATCGTATCAAATATACTTGTTAGAACAAAACTACTTGATAGTGTATCAAATTTACCTCTTGTATATTACAAGTACGATGTAGTTGATGGTGATACACCAGAATCTCTTGCTTATAAGTATTATGGCAGTTCAACAAAACATTGGATAATTTTAATTGTCAATAATGTTTTTGATCCTTTTTATGATTGGCCTTTAAAGTATGAAAATTTTGTAGCTTTTGTTGAAAACAAATATGGTTCTATTGCAAACGCAAAAACAAATATTCATCACTATGAAAAAGTAATAACTAAAACTGATTCCGTCACGAGCACTATAACGATTGATAAACATGAACTTGACTATAATACTTTTGCTAATTTAGCATCTTCAACAACACAAACTATTAATCTAAAAGATGGAAATACTGTTACAATTGTTACAACCAAAAGTGCAGTTTCTTATTACGATTATGAAGAAACTTTTAATGAATCCAAAAGATCCATAAAAATACTTGATGCATCATTTGCCTCTGCAATTGAAACTGAATTAGATGTGTTAATTAATAATGGATGAAAAAACATATAAATTAGAAACGTTAACTGTTTTTAGTCCAAACGGCACATCTTTCGATGTTGCGCCACAACTATTAGAATTATCAATATTTGAAGATATATACAATTCCACTGTTTCTGGCCATGTAATTTTAAAAGATGGCCAAGATTTATTCACAAAAATTCCTCTTGCAGGTTTTGAATTTATATTGGTTACTTTTTCAAAACCAAATATATCAATCAATGCCGTGTTTTCAAGTATTTTTAGAATTTATAAAGTAACGGGTCCTGCTGTAAAACCTTCAAATGCAGGATTTCAAGTATATTCTTTACATTTTTGTTCCGAAGAAAATGTTTTATCAATATCAACAAAAGTATCCAAATCTTATTCTGGAAAAATAATATCAGACATTATTTTGGATATTTTACAAAACAAACTTCTAGTTAGAGATAAACTTTTAATAGAAAATATAGAATTAACAAAAGGTCGACATAATATAATAGTACCAGGAATGAATCCATTAACTGCAATAATGTGGTTAACATCTAGGGCATTGAAAGTAACAAGCTCGGGCACAAGTGCATCTTATATGTTTTATGAAAATAGAGAGGGATTTAATTTTAAATCATTAGAAACTCTTTTTACAAATCCTTCAAAACAAAGTTATACTTTTGGTAGTAAAAATGTTGAAAGCGGAGAACAAAATTTATCGGATAAAACACAAAATAATATAAGAACTGTAACACAATATGATTTTGCTAGTAATTTTGATATTTTATCTGGAATAAGTTCAGGTATGTATTCTGGTGTTTTAAAAAGTGTTGATTTGACTAGAAATAGAGTTGATAATACGGTATTTAATTACATTAATTTTTTTAATAATTCAAAACATGTTGAAAATGACAGTAACAAACAATTTGGTAATAATGGAATTGCATATCCATTTCATATGAATTACCTTGATAGATTTAATAATTCTATAGAAAAAAACTTTTTTGCATCAACAAAAATGTATCCCACCAATAGAAATCATGATACATATTTACCAATATCTTCTAAACAACCAGGTATAATTCCAAATATGGTAGAAATTTGGATGCTACAAAGAACTTCTCAAATAAATCAATTAAATTATTTAAAATTAAAACTATTACTTCCAGGTGATCCAACTTTAACTATTGGAGATATAATACAATTTCAAGTTCCTCTTGCTCAATCAAAAGACAATCAATCAAAAAATATAAATCCATATCATAGTGGAAGATATCTAGTTACAGCAATAAGACACTTAATAGATAATCATAGATATGAGATGATTGTAGAGGCGACGAGAGATTGTTTATCAGCAAGTTATCCAGAAGTTGATGATAAATCGATAGTAATGACAGGAATAAGAAAGATATGATTCATAAAAATAATTTCATGGGTCTTGATGGCTTTGTTTGGTGGTTTGGTGTTGTTGAAAATAGACAAGATCCATTACGCCTAGGTAGATGTCAAGTTAGAATTCATGGTTGGTATACTGAAGACAAAAATGAAATTCCGACAAAAGATTTACCGTGGGCACAACCAATTCTTCCTTTAAATACAAACTCATCAACCGTTTCTTCAGCAAGAGAAGGAAACATGGTTTTTGGTTTCTTTTTAGACTCTGATGATGCTCAATTTCCTGTAATGATGGGTATAGTTCCAGGAATACCTGAATTTACTCCAAGAGCGGATAAGGGGTTTTCTGATCCAAGAACGGATGCACAACTTAGTCAAGCACCAAAAGTTGTTGTAAAAAGAACATATAATCAAGATAGTAGCGGAGCAACAATTGAAGATGAAGCACAAAAAAGATTTCCTAGTTTTATAAATGAATCTAGCGTTAGTCGTCTTGCAAGAAATGAAGGAGTAGATGATACAATTGTTGGAATAAAAAAGAAAACCGTTGTTCAGAATATTTTAACTGCGGATGAAAGTGCTTTATCTGAGCCGGAAACAAAATATGCGGCACAATATCCTTATAATCACGTTTATGAATCTGAGTCTGGTCATGTGATGGAATTTGATGATACACCTGGTGCAGAAAGAGTTCATATAGCACATCGTACAGGAACATTTGATGAGATGCATCCTGACGGAACTCGTGTTATGAAGATTGTAAAAGACAAATATGAAATAGTGCTATCGGATAACAATATTATGGTTTTTGGTGATTGTAATATAACAATTAATGGACGAGGATCTATATTGGTTCGTGGCGATGCTGATTTAAAAGTTGGCGGAAATATGAAAACATCTGTAAAAGGAACATATCAGGTTGTCTCTACAGGTGACATGAAATTTGTTTCTCCTCGTATAGATTTTAATCCTCCGGGTGAGACAGCAACTTATAAAGAGCAACAATTTGATCCCAAAACGGCAGTTTTAGAACAACGTCAAGTTATTGGCGGAACGGGAACATTCAATTTTGCTGGTGTCACATTAAACGTAAGTCCAGATTATGCGGCAACCTCTCCGGATTACAAACCAAATGACTCTCCAAAAGACACCACGCCAGAACCGGCAAATACTGAACCCTCACCACCAGTAACTTGTGGTGATTTTTCAGAACCATTAACTAGTGCTGATTATGATAAAAATCTTAGCGCGAATTTCAAATTAAGAAATTTAACCATAGGACCAGGTATTTTATTTCCTTATAGAATCAATGCACAAGCTGGTTTTAAAGAATCAGAGATAGCATGTAATTTACAAGCTTTGGCTGAAAATTGTTTGGAGCCTCTTCGTAAAGAGTATCCCGGAATGCGTGTTAATAGTGCATTTAGAATTGGTGAAAATCAGTCACAACATGGAAAAGGAGAAGCAGCTGATGTTTCCTGGCCAAGTAAATCAAAAGCTCAACTTTTAGAGATTTGTCAATGGGCTTCAACGAATTTAAGTTTTGATCAAATAATATATGAAATACCACCCAACTCTCCAAATGGGTGGCTACATATTAGTTTTAACCGCAGGGGAAATAGAAAAGGCACAGCTAGACCAAGACTATTAACATGGAGAGGTGGCGGTTATGAAACGGGGCTTAACGCATAAGAGGAAAAAATGTCAGAAAACGATTTTGGATTTAGCGCGGTAGACGAAGAAGAATATATAAAGTCATTGACAATATCACCAACGCCTGTTGTTTCGACGGCAACTGATGATGTAAAAAAACTAGAGGAAAAACTAGATAGTTTAATATCTAAAGTTGATGTTGATGAACATAAACGTCTTGTTGAACTTGAAATAAGAGATAGATTAAAAAAAGTAGAAGATATGATTTTACCTTTGTTAAATAATTTGGCAAGAAACCCAGAAAAAGTTTACATCAAGTGGCCAAATCGTAAAGAAATTATAGAAAAGCAAATAGAAAAATTTTTATTGTTAACACGAGAGTAAAATGCCAGCAATAACATTATTAGCAGATCTTTGTACAGGACATGATTGTTTTCCCTCTAGAGAAAATGATTCGGCAAGTTCTGATGTATTTGTAGAAGGTCGTGGTATTCATAGACAAACTGATCATTGGGCAACACACTCTTGTCCAAATCAAGGATCTCATGATAGCGTTTTGGCTGCCGGATCAACAACAGTTTTTATAAATGGTCTTGGTTGCGGTCGAGTAGGTGATGCTATTGAATGTGGTTCAATTGTTTTAACCGGCGCAATAACTGTTTTTGCTGGCGGATAAAAAAAGAAAGGATATAAAATGACCGTAAATCCAGTTTCAGGTTCACCAATATCAATACCTTCGGAATTTGCTACTCCTGGCAATCTTCCAATAGGAGTAATGCCATCTGGGACACAACAAAATATTTTTCAGACTTTTGTTGAACAGGGACGTACTGCAATATTTCAAAATCCAGTGGTTGGTGCAATAAATGGATTAACTGAAGAAATAACAGGACTTTCTGATGCTGTAAATAATAGCACATGTTTATCAGCAGGTGAAAAAACACAAATTACTAATGCAATAGGAGGAGCTGGCGGTCTTACTGCACAAATGGCCGAATTTTCATCCCATGTTCAGATTCTTGCTGGTGTTTTACCTCAAGGAGCAAGTTCAACACCAGGTCTTGAAAAAATACTTTCAGTTGGTCGCACATTAGGAAATTTATCAAGTGCAATTGATGGTGTTTCTGACTGCCTTAGTATATTTAATGGAATGACTGGATTGTTTGCAGGTCCACAATTGACAGGATTTGCCGGTGAAATTTCCTCAATGATACAATCAGTGAATAATTGTTTAGCTGACGTGACTGCCATAGTTTCTAGAATAACTGCAATTTCATCAATAATACAAAATATTGTTAGTTCTGATAGAAATTTTTTCTCTCAAGCACTAGATGTTTTGGCACAAGCAACAATATCAGCATTATTGGAAACCATATACTCAAATCCGTGTGGTAAAGTGCTTTTAGAAACAATCGGAACACAAAAACTTGTTGGTTTTCTTAGATAAATAAATCTATGGCAATAAATTCACCAATAAAATATAGAGATTTAGATTTAAATTTTACAAAACATCCAGCTACCAATGATGTTTCAATGAAAACTGATGATCAAGCGGTCATTCGTTCAATTCGTAATTTAATATTTTTAAGTTTTTTTGAAAAACCGTTTCATCCTGAAATAGGTAGTTCGTTACGGCAAATGCTATTTGAAAATTTGACATCATTAACAACACACCATATAAAACAGGCAGTTAAGGATACTATTACAAATTTTGAGCCTAGAGCAAGATTAAGAGACGTTGTGGTTCAGGTTTCTGAAGACACAAATGCTTTTCAAGTTTCAATATCTTTTTACATTAGAAATAATACAAATTTAACACAGATAGACGTATTTTTAGAAAGAGTAAGATAAAATGCCGGGTTCAAATACAGCATTAAGAATTGCCGAA